CCTTGGTAAGGGTGAGGTCGGTGGTTCAATCCCACTCGGCAGCACCAGTTTTCCTAGGCTTTTAGCCAATTCCCAAAGAGAACAAAACGCACCCATGTGCACAGTTGCGCACAATGATGTGGCTCATATTTGGCACAGGATGTTCGCGAGTCGTTCCTGTGCTACTCTGGACGTCGAGCACAAGGACACCGCCCAATGACTGATATGGTGACGCGAGTTGCTGGGATGAGCGATGTCGGAATACCGATATCGGCTTGCAACGCAGGAAATCAAGAACTAGCAGAAGCGATAAAGCGCGCGATAGAGCGTTACGACGCGTTGACGCCAGAGCAGAAGGCCGAACATGACCGAAAGCAGCGCGAAAGCTTCGTGCGTGGCATGATGCCGACTGGAGATCCACAGTTTGATTGACGCCGCCCTCAAGGAGAATGCCGATGGCTGATATGGTGGAGCGCGTGGCGAGAGCGATATGCCGGGTAGATCTCCTTGCCATAGCGATGGAGGACAACATAACGCTTTCGCCGAATGGCCTTGATGCATCGGTTGATAAATCGTGGCGGAGTGCCATCCCTAATGCACGTGCGGCACTCGAAGCCATGCGACACACATCAAACGCCATGGATGTAGCTGGGTGCATATATCTTCGCGATAATCCATCAGACGCATCAGGCACGTTCGAGACGATGCTCGACGCCGCCCTTCGTGAACCGAACGAGGAAGAGAAGAGGAGTGGGGAATGAGCAGATTCAGACTGTGGAAATCTGCCTGGATAGGCTCTGCCGGCAAGATCCGCGACAGGCTTACAAGGGCTACTCAATTTGGGGAGTGCGACAGCTTTTCTGAATCTCGAAAGCTTCTTAGCAGCACATTCTACGTCAGCGGCGCGACCGAGGGGCTGACGAGAGAGATGATAGGCAGCGAGCGTGTAGATTCATTGATTGCCCTCGAAAACCAGTACAGGGCAACGGCAAACCCTTCCCTGCTCGGCTTGGCAGACGAAGCCCGACATCTGGGGCGAAACGGTACCCCAGAACAGCGTGCGCACTTCTCGGCAAAAAGCTTTGTTCACAACCAGATAATGAGCGGACGGATAAGAGTTGGCCCGACAGGGGTTGATGGCTGATGCTCCGCCGCTACACCATCCAAGCCCTCATCGTCTTCACCGGCTTCTTCGGTGTATTGGCTTGGGAAGGTGTGAAGTGGGTGTGGAAATGGATAATGGGATGAGAGAAAATATAGGGCTGAGATTTTATCTGGCCGGCAAGCTTATGAAGATGGCTTATGGGCAGAACCTCATTATTCCGCAGGAGGATGTTGCCGCAGCGTGGCCGCCGACCGGTGACCACGACCGGAGCTTCGAGGGGGCCTTCCGTGCCATGGCTCTGTCCAACGGAGGAAATCGGCCGGAAGAATCATACACGACAGAACAGCGGATTGCCAACGATCTGGATGAAAGTTTCCGGTTCAGTCAGAGAGCAGAGGATGGGAAATGGCATTTCGAAAGAATGCTATCATGCTGCCCGAAGTGCCGCGGGTCCGGTCATTACCGAGTGCGGAAGCCAAAGAAGGAAGAGGCTTATTTCAGCCCGTCAGCGGATATCGATTTTGCCGCGGTTGAAACATTCGAGATTATCAAGTGCGATCACTCTTCGAAGGATTGATTAAGGTCTTATGACCGGCGTCCTGAATACGGTTTTGTTCGTCGTGCGCTCCTGAGCATCGTCAAACTTGCTCGATAGCACTTTGACCTGGGTGGCAACCTCATTGACGTTGTCGATGACTGTATCAAGCTTCCCGCCAAAGGACTCAACGACGCGATCGACGCGAGCGTTTGCCGCCTCGATGCCCTTCTTGTTCTCCGCAACGCCTTCCAGCGCCCGTGTTGTCTGAAACGTCAATGGGGGGATCTGCGCTATCTGCTGGGTGATATCCTTGAAGGATTCCTGATAGCGCTCATTCATGTCCGATATCTGCGACTGCAGCCGCGCATTGTCGTTGCGCATATCGGCATAGGTTATGCCCCAGCCAGTTGCGGTAACTACCATGCCGACGAGGAGGCCGCCAGCGCTGACGAGTGTGTTAAAATTCCACTCGAATTTGCCTTTTTGCGGTAGCTGCATATTGTCTCCTGTCATCCTGCCCTGTCCGTATTGCCATGCGTATTTACCAAATGAGAACGGTTGGCCGTCACAGTGTTCGGAGCCTTCGCGATTCTCGGCGAATCGTGTTTGGTTAGGTCTGGCGCTCTGCTCGTAACAGGGCGTCAGGCCGCTTTATGTCAGTTCACACTCTGCAGCACTGCGACAAGCGCCGCTTCCTGCGTGGATAGCCTCTCGGCGATGTAGTTATTGCCGTATGACGTCTCGTGCGTGCCGTCAGATGTGAAGGCACTGCCGAGGCTCGGGCCACTGACCGGAAGTGCGGCCCATGCACCGGTTTCTGCCGCCGGCGTCGTCGGATTGCCAGCCTCGCCCCATTTGCCGGCATCCGCCAATGCAGCCATATCGAGTGCGTTATTCGGGTTGGTGCGAAGGAAGCGGTTGATCCAGGCGCGGAAGCTGTTGTTTGCGGCATAGCCGGTGTTCGGCGTCTGGTAGCTCGGATCGGTCCACGTCAGACCTACCGTGGCCGTCCCTGTCGGTGCGGCAAGGCCGGTTGGCCTGGTCACGGTGATATCGTTGCCGCTGATGGCAGTGATTGCGGTATTGGTGACGCCGCTCGTATTTAATCCGCTCGGCGTTAGACCAGCGACACGGACATTGCCACCGACGGAAAGCTTGGATGCATCAGGGATGGTGAGCGTCAGCGCGCCAGTCCCGCTATCATAGGAGTAAGCGGAAGCAACGGCGCTCGATGCTGCGTCTGGCGTAAGCGTCGGAGCGATGATCTTTACGCTCGGCATTGCCGCCTTATAGACCTTGTACATTTTGCGCATCTTCGCGGCCAATGCGGCGCCAGTAGTCGTGGTCATGTCCTGCGGGCCGATATAGGTCCAGCGGACCGTGCCATCCGAGATGTTCGCTCCAGTGCCGCTCGGGCCAACCGCGCCAGACGTTCCGGCAACGTCGCAGACATAGAAGTTGCTGCCGATCTTGCAGGTGTCATCGACGCTGTATGCCGTCGTTGCGGCCCAATCCGATACGCCCGTCTGGTTGGTGTCATTGTGCGGATCTGGCGGCAACATGTGCGTCGGATTGCACCACGCCGCAAATTCCATACGGCGGGTTACCCCCGAGACGAGATGGTAGTTGAAGCTGTCGGAGCCACGCGACATCTGAACACAGCCAATGTCGAGGTTCAGGGCGAGGCGCGTTCCCCAACCGGTATTGCCGTATTGGTCGCCGCCGCTATCGCCGTAGACGGGAGGAAGGGCGTTTGTGCCAGAGAATGATGTGCCTTCATTCGCCCCGGCGAGTTTGGAGTTGCCCATGGAGAGCAGAACCGGAAATGTTGTCGGGACCGCAACACGAATGGATCCTACCAGCATGCTTCCAGGAGTGCCGGTCTGAGCGGCGCTTGCCGCGGTGAATGTCGTCCTAGTCATCGTTGCGTCGGTGCCGACCTGGGATGTGGTCGTATTAACTGCCCCCTCAAAACGCCCTATATAATTGGACGCGTTGACTGTGGAATTGATAGCCTTGTTCGTCACCGCGCCGGAACGGCCGGCAACGCACTCGTGAAGCAAGAGGCCACCGATCGGGCTCATGGCCGGTATATCGACTGGAGCTGTGCAGGTGAACACCATCATCCTATCCGCTTGTCCGACCGTATAGGAATAGGTGGCAAGCCCATCTCTGGTGTTCAGGCAGCGTGTGCGGTTGGCCAGGGTCGGCGACGATGTAGCACTGAGATTGAACGGATACTCCATCGCAAACATGAAGTCGTAGGCTTCTGGGAGATCTGTCTCCGCGACGGGATTTGAGCCTGGTCGCTCCAGCGTCCACAGAGGAAAGGCAAATTCGATGAGATCGCCCGCCTTTATGTCCTGCGGGAGAAAGTACGGCTTGCGCTTTAGGAACGACCACTGAGCGGCGTTCGATGTGTCCTTCACATAGCTCGCGTTTGTGCCATAGGCGATAGCGCGGCGCACTGTCGTTGCGCCGCCACCACCGCTACCACCCCCGCCTATCGTGATGCCGAGGCCGATGCCTAAACCGAATGTCATGGAGTGCCCTCGAATTTCGTCTTGATGTCGTCGTAAAACTGAATGGTGCGGCTCTGGCGGGCATTGGCGCGCTCGAGCGCCTGTCTCTCTCGAGCAAGAATCGAGATCACCGGCTGGCCTTCCGTGACGGCAGCGTGCGGCTCGAGCTTGCGCAGGTCATCGGGAAGCGCCGGAAGAGCGATACCCGCTTTCGCCTGTCCTTGCGCGGTAGCCGCACGGTTCAGGCGCTCAGTGGTCGAGCAGCCAGCGCTTATCGTCAGGAGACAAAGTGCAAGAACGGTTGTTCTGCGAGAGAACCAGCTCATATTTTGCGATCTCATTTTCCAGATTGTCCTTCGCGGCCTGTTCGGAAGCCTGGGCGGCCTCGAGGCGCTTGCGGTGTTCTTCGACGGCTTGGGAGGCCGCGTTGCGCTGGCGCTCCAATTCTGCCGCTCGAGCTTCTGCTGCGGTCTTCTCGGCGACTAGCACATAGCCTTGGCGGGCCTCTCGGGCCGCTGAGGGGTAGCCGATGGTGACCGCGTAGACGTGATAGAGAAACAGGCCCGCAGCCACACCGGCTCCGAGCTTGAGATAGTCTAGAATGCCGAGCATCAGCGGTTCCCTGTATCGGCTGCAGTAAATGGTCTTGCGGATGGGTCGTATGGCTCCGGCCCCATAGGCTCGCCATCGACGGCGATAGGTGGAGAGGCGTATGGGAGGCCGGTACGGGTGGCGAGGATGGCCGCTATATCCTGGGCGGTAGCAAACCCAGTATAGAAGAAGGCGAGCGAGATAATCAGGATGATCCAGCCCCATGCGATCGTCTGGTTAACCACCGTGTCCGGCGCGTTCTCCATGACCATAAGGCGCCAGCAGGCGAAGATGATGAGCGGGAAGATGACCGCACGGCGCCACTGCCAGCCAGGCTCGCCACTGCGCTTTGCCTCTCTCGGCCTTGGCATCAGGAAGCGTCCGACAAGGCAGAATTGAAGAGCTTGGCATAGCCGGCGATCGTCTGCGCCCGGTCAGTGCCATTGATGATCCGGCGTGCGTTGACCCAGTCTGAAGAAGCGGCCGTGAAATAGTCCCGCAGCTTCTTGCCGGTGTACCAGCCTTCAGCCATGCCGAGGACGGCAGCTTTGGCCGCCATGTCGATATCAGCCAGCATCAGGTTGTAGTTGGCAATCAGTTTGCCGTCGAGGCCAAGTTCCTTGTCGGTGCGCTCGTAGTTCGTGTCCCATGTCGTCTGGACGAAGCCCCGACCGTAGGGGATCTGCCCGCCGTTGCGGCCGGGGACGCCATACTTGCGGCCCTTCCCCTTGCCGTATTCGGCGATCGGCTGCATTGTCTTGGCCGTCTCGTGGTAGGCCGTAGCGAGGATGTAGGCCACCATCCGCTGATCGGCTATCTGAAGGGAAGCGCACGCATCGAGCAGGGCTTCCGTGCCTTCTACCTGAGCCTGCGACAGCGATCCGCCGAACATGGAATCGCGCACGGCGTCGAAGAAATATCCTCGATCCATTGGTATCTCCGGTGTGAGAGAGTGTCAGGCCCGCTTTCGCAATGGGCGGGAATGGGGTAGGATGTCGGAATGCTGGAACTTCTGAATTGGGCCGCTTATCTCTTCGACGCTATTCCGCGGCGCGTCTTCCGTGCGTTCTTTCCAGAGACGCCTAAGCCGGGCGACTGCTACTGGTCGAAGTATGAGCCGATCTTCGAGCCTAAGGTTAGGCTTGTGGATGGCTCTTGGTCCGCCAATGGCACGCTGTGGCGCCGACGCCGGCCGGATGGCGCTTGGGAATATTGCCAGGATGAAGAGACGGCCGAAGAGCAGATGGACAGGATTGCTTAGGTGTTGCCGTTGAATGGAACGCTGACGCCGCCCACCGTGAGCGAGAGCGTTGCTCCATCCATGACCATGCAGCCCTTGGCATCGAAGACACCGCCAGCCGCTACCGTGATATTCACCGGGCCGCGGAAGATGACATTCCGAAGGAAAACCTGGCTTGTCCCGTCGATCACGACATTTGCATAGGCGATCTGGCCGCCGTCGATCATGATCCCCTTGGAATTAACGATCTGGATATAGCCCTGATCTGCGCCGGCCTGCCCGCCGATGAAGTTGCAGCCGCCGAAGAAATGGCCGAGCGTCACATTCTGGACGGATAGATTGTAGGTGTTGTGGCGCGAGTTCCAGCCCATGACGGAGGCGTGAGCGTTGTTCACGCCACCGGAAACGAGCAGGCCGATAGAGCAGCGCGTGGACTGGCCATTGGCGAGGTTGCTGTTGCCGCTATCCACGACGACGCCGAAGACGCAATCGGAGACGTTGATGTCCGAGACGAAAACGCCTTCAGCAACGTTGTGAAGCCAGACGCCGCGATAGCAGTGCGACACACGTCCGCCGCGGATCGAGCCGCCGTCCTGCCACGACGGGACAGACGAGATATCGATGCCGTTGGCTACCTGCTGAATCGCAGGATCGGTGATTGAGAATTGCTTGTTGTTGGCCGTCTTGATGCCGAAGGTAGAGCCATCGCCGGGGCCTGTTCCATATCCCGCGTAGAGCGGGCCGGAACCGATAACGCACGTCCTTTCAGCATTGAAGGACGGGACGTTTGTATAATCAAAACCGTTCATATATTTTTACTCATAAAGGATGTTGATTGAGCCTGCATCGAACGTATCGGTGCCGTTGGTGGATTTGATGCGCACTCGGTCGAGAACGGCAGAGGTTGATTTCGATCCAGCGACCGTTAAAAGCGCTGACGTGTCTGATCTTCCTGTCTGCGCGGATATCGCCCATGTGTTTGTCGCGGAATTGATGAGGGTAAGGATGGCTACACCATGATAGACCGCCGCAGCGGCCCCGCTGCCGCCCGTCAATGGGAAATCCGACGTGCCCGCGACTGCGTTCGATGTGCCAAACGCATAGCCTGAGGTTTCAATGCCGCCGCTGTCGCCAAGCTGCAGAACAACGCCAGTGGTGCCATTCGTTGAAAGCGACTCATAAGACACCATGATCCTCTTGGCCCACGATGGGATGCTGGTGAAATCCACAGCCGTACCGGATGCAGCAACAGCGGTTCCAGAGACGAGCCCATTCGACCCTACCCGCTGATAGCTCGTCACCCTCCAGTTGCCCGAGCCGAGCGATACCGCCTCCAGGCTATCCCCGGCAGCAGTGACCACATTGCCGCCCTGTGGGAGAATGAGCGATGTGGCGTTATGGGTGAGTGTGAGTGCGCCGGAGAAGACAAGGCGGCGGAACGTGCCGGCAGCGACTGTGCCGAAGCTGGTGATCGTGGTCGTGCCGGTTACCGTGACGTTCTGGCTTGTGGCCGCGCCGATATCGGTTGTCGTGGCGGAGGCTACGGTTGCGAACGGCTGAAGCTTTGCCAGTACCGTTGACCATGCCTTATCTGTGAAGAAAGCAGACCCGCTGGAGATGATTTCTGCCGCATACCCGTTCGGGATAACAACAGTCGTCGCGCCGTCGATCTGTTCGGATGCATTCGGATCGATCGTGACATCGCCGCCATCGGCAAACACCGTGACGTGCCAGTTTGCACCGAGCGTGGCGACGGCTGTCAGGGAGAGCGTTGCCGAGGCCGTGAAGCGCAGGATGGCGTTGTTGTCGGCTGCGACGGTGGTATAGTTTGCGCTCTTTTCCGCGTATACAACTTTCTTGTCGAGCTCCAAGTTTGTGCGCGCCGATGTTACTGACGTTCCGCCTGTCCCGCCTGCGGTGATAGGCAGCGCATCATTGAAGAGCTGATAAATGTCGTCGACAACCTGATTGTATTTTGTCGATGAAATTGGCGTGTTAGCTGGACCGCCGCGCGTGTTTGCTGGTTGGCTGGCAACGCCTAGACCGTTACGGGGCATGAGAGCTCCTATTTCATGGAGAACAAAGCCGTGCTATGAAGAAGCGGGCGGCCTCAATTGGAGGTTTTAATGAATTGGAAAGTGTTCCAGGCGATTATTGCGCTTGGCTTTGTCCTCGGTAACATCCACTTCAACTGGGGTGTCAATGGCATGGCCATATCCGTCATCGGCGGCATGGTTGCCTGGTATGTTACGGGTGTTCTTGGCGCCGTCTTTGATCGAGTAGTGCTTGGACGAGCGCTGCCTTCGCGGGGCCAGCTAGACGATTTCCGCGAAGCTGCTGTTGAAGCAAAGCGGCGACGATTCCCTCACGGCCAGTAAGGTTTTTGGCAATCTCTGTGTTGATCGCCTCGTTGCGGGAGTCCATGGCTTTTCCGGCTATTTTCCTTGCACCCTTCACAAGAGCGCCGCGGACGGCTCCCATGAAGCCGCCGGCCCCATAATAGTCTGAGATGTTCATGCCGCCTTCGCTGCCGCCATACTGCTTTTGATACTGCAGGCGGTTGGCGGAAAGGGAGTTCCCTGTAGCGAAATTGCGCGTGTCGGCATATGCCTTCTCGTTGTCGAGAACCTGGATCAGCTTATTCGTCTTCTCAGGTCCAAACAGCGTTTCCAGCTTGGCGCGGTTCCAGTCACCTTCACCTTTGATAAGGCGGTTCATTGCCGCGATATCGTTGGTGTTGTTGCCCAGAATACGGTCGATGTCAGCCGCGGCACCCTGAGACAGTCGGAACGGAACGGCAGAAGGGCCGATCTGCTGACCTTTCGGCAAGGCGCCCTGCGCAACCTCATCGGCTAGTTCAGCCGGTCGTGGCGCTGTTCGGCCGCTGTCAAGGACTGTCTGTCCACGGTCAAGCGCGCCCTTCTGGCGGGCGAGTTCAGCGTAGGCTGCATCGACCTGCTTTAGCTCTGGAACAGCAGCGGCCAGCGTGTCGTCGATCTGGCTTCTGATGGGCGCGAGAGCCTGGACAACCTTTTCGTTGGTTTCTCCCTTGAGCATTCCGTCGATGGCCTGGCGGACCTGGAATAGCGCGCCTGGATTTGGGTCAAGCGTGTCCGTGCCGACGATATCGAGCATCTTGCGAACGCTTTGTGTCGCTGTCTGCGCCGGCCCGCGGAGATTTACCGCGGCGCTATCGAGGACATCAGCGATCGGCTGCGCGTCAATAGCCTTGGCATTTTTGAATATGTCGGAATAGAGCGGACCCAGATCGCGCTGTCCCTGCTTTATTTCCGACTTTACGGCAGAAGGAACAATGCTGCCGCCGAGCGGTTCGCGGGCGGACGCCAGACGCGCGTTAGCCCCTTCTGCGCGCTGGTCCAGCGCCTCACGGATGATTGTGTTGTTTCTTCCTGGAAGGTTGGCCATGGCGCCGGCCTGCCCCTGGAAATTGGGGCCGAGATCGGCAACCATCGACTGCGGGCCAAGCTCGTCCAGCCGCTGCGCCATCTGCTGCGGGGTGAGATTATCGGCTGCAGCGGCCTTTCCGATCTCGGAAAGACCTGCCTCTTTAGCGGATGGAAAGAGCGATTTGGCGACAGTTGGAGCCAAGCCACCAGCCAAGGCGCCGGCAACACGGGCATAGGGCGCGAGACTAGGCGCATATGCTTCCGCAAGCTGCCCCGCTCCTTCGCTCGTAACGCCGCTCAATATGCCAGTCCCGACTTTGCCAGCCACAGAACCGGGGCCGAGAAGAGAGCCAGGAACGAATGATGCGGCTGTCTTCGTGTATTTGCCGACGGTCGTCTGCGGGGCGTATTCGGTGGCGCCGTTGGTCAGGTTCGAAGCACCCTTGCGCATTTCCTCACCACTGAAGACATTCGGCGGCGGTGCAGGAACACCCGTGATAGCGCTGAAGCTGCGGTCGAAAGCATTCGAAATCGTTCCAGGAAGGCCAATGAGATCCATCGCGCCTTCGGCAATCCCAGATCCGGCAGACTTGAGCATATCCATGCTGGTGGACTGCGGCTGGACGGGCTGCGTGATCGGGTCTTGGTCCCATGGCGAGACGGGGGCATTAACGACCGGATCGTTATCCCAAGGATTTGCCATTACTGCTTCGTCCTCAGTTTCCCATTGGGGTCAAGGTACTGCGTCCCCTTCGGAAGGCTGTTGTAATCATCGACGCTTTGGATCTGCACTGGAGAACCCGGCTGCGATGTTTCGGGTGCCTTCCACGGCTCGAACTTGTCTATTGGCGGGATGATATCGGCCTCGTTCATATTGTTCCGCTGGGCGATACCCCTGTACTGTTCAATATTTCGGCCGAACTCATCGCTGTATCCCTGAACGCGGCCATAAGCTTCCTTCATAATGGCTTGTCGGGTTTCTGGCGTCAGCGCCGCTCCCCCGTTCAAGGATGCTATGACGCCTTGGAACCAGTCTGGGATAGAAGCAGTGTTCTTGACCATGACCATTTCGCCCTCACGAACGACGGACGTAGGGTCCATGATTTTGCCGAGGCCGTAGACGAGGTTGAGGTCTGAAGCCTTAGAGCTGCGGCCAGCAGTTTCGACCATTGATTTATAGATTGGTGCCGCCTGAGCGAGGTTCTTGTAGGAGGGAAGCTGCTGTATCTCCTTGCGAACTCCAGATATATCATCGAACTTCATCGGCGTGCTGCCAGGAACCGGCGGCGGCGCATCGCGGAAGTCGCCTGTCGTCTGGTTGTAAAGGCGGCCATCCGTCAGCTTCTGCCACTGGCCCTTCTGGACCTCTGCATCAAACTTATCCCTGTCCAGCTTGAGACGTGCTTCATTGTTGGCCGTGTCTGCTGCGAATTTATCCTGGTTAAGCTTCAGATTTGCTGCCTCAGAAGGCGACATCTTCGGATTGCGCAGGTTGTCTAGCTCGATCTGGCCCTTCTCAAGGTTCTGTCTATAGGCCGGGTCGCTCTGCTTCAGTTGCTGCTCGTACTGAGCGCTGCGACGGTCCATTTCCTGCTGCAGGATGGACTGCGCGACGGCGCGCTGGCCTGGGGTCAGGAACGGGTTATTGAGCGCCTTGGTAACGGCACCAAGATCGATAGATGGCTGCTGCGAACTCATGACTTGCGCGACCTGTGCGGCGGGTGCGACAGGCGGCTGAGCCGCCACTGGAGATGGCGCGGTAACAGTCGTAGGAGCGGGAAGCGCTGGAGATGATGCACGCATTTGCCCCTGCGCTCCTGGCATAGGAATACCAGCAGCCGGGTCCAAGCTGGCAACTTCACCAGGCTTCGTAGACGGCATTGCGCCAATCCCCATCATGCCAGTGATGCCTTCGGCTTTCGCCCCCATCCATGGCGACCAGCCGTTCTTGCGAGCCCAATCAAGTGAGAAATCGACTTGCTTCTTCCATGTCGAAGGATCGCGTGCATGCAACCCGGTTGCCTTCGTGAACTCGTCGCCAAGACCGGAATTTGGCATTGATTTCGACATTCCGGCGTAGTGAAGTTGGAACGGGCCAAACGACGATCCTTCATCGCCGCCATTGTCAGGCTTGGACGGATCGAAGACGTTCAAGCCCTCATGACCAGCAACACGAAGAGCAATTTCCGGGTCAATGCCCCGAGCTATTGCCGCCTGCTTGATGTAATCAGAGATTTCGGGAACGCCGCCAGGCTTCACAGAATTAGGTGCACCAGCCCCGATCTCAGACGCCGCACCGGGCATGGGCATAGTGGAAGGGGCAGATGATCCACCACCTCCCAAAAGCGATGCGATCGGCGCGAAAGCCGCGTCAGCAGACTTGCGACCCGCTTCTTCACCTTTCTGCACGTCGCCCATCATTGCCCGATAGACGATGGCATTGCCGATAGCGTTCAATCCCTCGCCAACATTCTTTGGGGTCGACGACTGGCCGAGCATGGCCATAGCGATATCGCGTTTGCGCTTCAGGCTTTCGGGAGTTTCGCCAGTATCGCCACCGAAGATGTAACCGACCATTATGCAGCTTCTCCCATACCAAAGAGCGCGCCGTAATTGACCTTGAGAACGCCGCTGCCATCCTTGACGATAGCGTCAGGACGCTTGCGCTGGACTTCCTGCGCCATGACGCCAATGCTCTTCGGAGCATCCGCCGGCTCGTCCTTATAGCGATACTCGTAGATCTTATGACCTTTCAGTTCGCCGACCGGCTCGATATCCTTCTTGACGCGCTTATCAGAGGCATAGATGCCGGCCGCGCCAAGACCGAACAAGCCGCCCAGAATATTCTGCGACTGCGCCTGCTTGGCGTTGTAGATGTTCATTTTCTGATTGAAGTTTTCATTGATCAGGCCGGCGACATCCGTCGTCGGGATCTGCGGCATGTTCGCACCCATGAAATTCGGCTGCGAGACCTGACCGCCGGAAAGAAGCGCGGTAATTTCATTGATCGGCTGATTACGCGCTGCCTGGGCTTCGGAGAATGCCTGCTGATGGCCGCCAAGGATAAGCTGATTGTAGGCATCATTGCGCGACTGATCCTGCTGGTTTATCGCCTTGTAATATGCGTCAGATCCTTCCTTGATGCCCTTGTTGGCCAACATGGACTGCAGTTGCTGGTCCTGATCGGCAAGAAGTGGATCAAGGCGCTTGCGGCCGAGCTCAAGAAGGCGCGCTTCCGTCGCATCGTTCGAGCCGTCAAACGGCTTTGAGAGATAATCCTGCAGGAACTGTGTCTGGTTATTGCCAAGCGTGGCCAGCCCGAGAGACGCCTTGTCCTGCTGCGTCTTGATCGCCTGTTGCTCTGGGGAAAGCGTTGTCGTGCGGGTGAATGTCGGGACGTTATAGGACGAGCCGGTATACGGATCATAGATCGACTGCGACCCTGTCTGCGAGACGCGCGTAGACCCATCAGGCGTGTTCTCGTTGACATTGCCGAGATACGCATTGGCAATTGCCGTGCTGACATTCGTCCCGGTGGAAGCGGCAGAGGTTTCCTTTGGGTCTGGGGGAGACGGCGCCTTCGGCTTGCCCATCAGTTTACCTCATGCTTTCGATTGAAAGAGTTTGCCAGCCACGCATCATCCGTCAGGATGTAGACGTTTTCGGCCTTGTCACGTCCGCGCAGCCGCGGGATTCTATACCGCTCGAAGCCGTAAGCCTTGAGCATGCGGTGCTGTGCCTTATCTTCATCCGGGACGCGCTGAACGACTGCCTGACAGCCGCAGTCTATGAATGGGTATGAATACATGACCCTGAGAACGTCTCTCGTAAGCCATCCCTTGATCCATGATGCGCCGGATATCTCGACTACACCCGCAGCTTCATCGTAATTGTGGTAGATGATGCCAGCCGCCAATTCATCGCCATGCATCACAGCCATGCCGCGGCAATTTCCGAATTCCTTGCCATGCCCTGGCCATATACGATCGGCAACCAGACGGCTGAGGCGATCGGTGTCCATGCCTTCCGTGAAGGCCCATTTCATCAGACTTGGAATCCGCCACGCTCGAATAGAAGATCAAAGGCAATGAGCTCGGTCTTTGGCTTGATCGAAATGCCGCACGTAATCTGCACCTGAGGCATGATGGCAAAGCCGGATTTACCGATTGCAACCCATTTTGTGGTCACTTCCGATCCAATGCCGACATCCCACCGTGCCACGTCCCACAATCCAACATCCCACAGGTCATTTGTCAGGTCATCGACGGATGACGGCGATGATGGAAGGCGAACGCGATAGTTGGAAGATACTGAGATTTTCGGGCGGAATGGCACATTTGACTGAAACGTTGCACGCGCCGTTCGGATGGCTTTCAACTGCCCGATGCTTTTCATATGGTCTGGAAGACCTACATAGGTGCATGTGTATGGATCTCCGTCATCGGACCCACCATCCTCCATGCGCATGATTTTTCCGTCACTGGTACCGAAATATCCCTGGTCGGCAAAAAGACCGATGCATCGCGCATCCCACCCCGTGAAATAGCACCATGCGCCAGTCTGGATGTTTGAGACATAGCAGAGAGGCGCAAGTGTATCGTCTGCGGACGGTAGGGAAACAACCATCAGGCCGTTTGATGGCCACTTCATGATTTCCCACGGCAATGCCCTGCGCAGATCAACCTCTTTCTTCCACTCGGGCTCGATGCTTCGTGTTACCGCGGCAAGAGACAGGGCAGCCGCATCCTTGTTGACGGCTTCAGAGATCGGGACAATCCCGTCTTCGACACCAATCAGCAGATCGCCGCCGGCCGACATCGTTGCGTTGGCGCCCATTGGTGGCGTGATCTTGTAGACGCCCACCTTCTGCCATGAGCTATCGCCAGGATAGAGGCCCTGATAAACGGCAACCTCGCCTTCTGTCGAGACGAAAACGCATTTATCATCGAGGCCATCGCCGGAATCGAGCGACCACTTGCCGCCAAAGAGCAGTGCGCCACCCTCCTGAAACACGCCGGCAAGAGAGAATTCAGAAGCTGCGCCACTGATATTGTCAACCGGCAGATACCAGGCTGACATCGTATCCTTCTCGACGAAATAAAGTCGGCTGGCATAGAGCCATACAAACGACAGGTCAGCGGTGGTGACCCCAGTGATTGCCGGGGTGGAAACACCAGTAACGGCAGTCCACGTTGATCCATCGTAAAGCTGCGCGCTGTCTGTGCCGTTGACTGCATAGAGGTAGTTCGTGCCGCCGGCCGTGCCGATCTGCGCAGTCGAGTAATAGCCGCTCGTCTGGCCCGTAACATCTGCAGTAGGGATAACGCTTGCATCCGCTACTGTAGTGATGTTGAAGATATTTGTATCGTCCGAGGCAAAGAATTCCTCAACCTGCCCGGATTTGAACGACCACAAGCGCCGGACTGGCCCCGTGCTGATCGTGGCATATTTGAGAGAGCCACCACGGGTGCGGATTCCGGTCTGCGTCGGCACCCAATTCTCAAGCACCAGCGCACCGCCTGGCTTGGCAGTAACGAGTTCGGTTGCCACCCACCCACGAATTGGCGGTGATACCGTATAGTTGTCAGCCTTGGCCCGAGACTGCGCAGGAACGGCGACCCTCATGGATCGATACTCTGTGGATAGGCAACCTTGGTATCGCGCGGCAGGCGAACTGGACCGACACGAAGCATGCGAGAGCCGCGATCACGGGTCACCAGTCGAGCCAGTAGCGATTCATAGTTCACCATGTCCTCGGCATATGGGAAGCCCTTGTTGGCCTTGTACTGCCAAATCATCCCAAGCTTTAGAAGCTGCTCGTCCAGTCTAAACGTGTCGTCGTCAGCAGTGAACTCAGCCTTGTTGCTGCCGCTTGACGGCGCAATGATCAGGTTCGACTGATAGAAGAATTTTGCAGTTACACTTGATGCCATGGCCGGCTTGATGTGCATCTGGCCGCTATAGATGATCCAGGCGTTGACCACGAATTCAAATGCCTGGATATCGAGCTCAAGCCAGCGATCGAGGCTACCGATCGGCGAAAGAGCAGTCTGCAGGGATGACGACCATACCTGCGATTTGACCAGCATGCGGTCGTAATCATCAGGAAGATCGAAATCCTCTGTCGCGCCGTCACCGGTCAAGGTATGGATGCGCGACAGAAGTTGCCAGTTATTACCGCGGGAAATGCGCTCCGCCATCTCGTTTGCAAGAGCGAACATTTCTACATATTCGCGATCTGTCGACGATGCGACGGCATCAGGCTCATCGAGCCCGACAACCTTGCAGACATCGGTGCAAACGGAAAGCAGCGTCATTTAGGCGGCCTTGGTCTTGGAGATGGAAGCATTGAGCTCATCAGCCTTGCGAACAAGAGTTTCATGGCTGCACTTGTGGTGCGGGCTCTCGCCGCCCTGCTCGACGATCCAGAGGCGGATCGTGTCATCATCCCAGTCCGAGAATGGCGATGCGCTGGCGTCGTATTCCTCTGCCTTCGACGTGGGGCTTGCGGTGGTTGCGCCACCATTCATCAGCATGGCGATCTGCGCCTGCATCTGCTCCATCTGCGCCTTGAGCGCTTCGTTTTCGCCGGCAAGCTTTGCCACGTCGGAATTCTTGCTGATCTTTTCGACCCATCCGCGGACCTGATTGCGGAGCTCACGGGCACCCATGCCGAGTTTCTGGAGGTTCGTGCCATCGAGCGCGGCAAAAGCTTCTGCCGTATGGACATTGGCAAGCTGCAGCTCACGGACCTTTGCCTTGGTGAGGAACGGGACTTCCGAAAGAGGTGTCCCAGGGCCGACATAGTTCTGGCCGCGCTGGAATGCCTCGTATGGGCCGACGTGGAGTTCCTTGTAAGGGATGGCGCGGCCTGTTTCGGGCTCGCGAACGCTTGATGGATCGTTGGCGCGCGCCACATAGACCGCGAGCTTGTCGCCGGCGGATCGAATGCGAACCATTTCCACGTCTTCATAAACGGGGCGGCCTTCTTCGGCGCTCTTGCGCACGTTGTGGACGGCTTCAGAGAAGAATTCCACGTGAAGGTGGCTGAAATCATGATCGGGCATATTGTTGTCCTGTCTGAGAGGGTGCGAAAGATGGAAAGGGGCGACCAGAAGCCGCCCCGTTCAAGATTAGGCGGCCGAGCCGTCATCCATCCAGGGGCGCTGGATTTCGAACTCTGCAAAGCCAGCAGACGGCGTGCCGATGGCGGACGCGCCAAGGGCGTTCTTCACGCGGTCACCGGCAACGACCGCATCGTCGACGGAGCCGGCAGTTGCCGTTGCGTAGACGAGACCGTTGTCTGCATAACCAGCGAGGCAAAGGCCGATGGCCTTTCCGCTGATCTGGTACCACCCCCACTGGCTGGCGACATTGGCCGACATGGAGACAGCAACAGGTCCGATGGCGTTGGCCGCCAGCAGCGTTGTCGAATAGTCATCGGAGCTGAACGTCACCCACGAGCCGACCGCCGTGTTGGCGGCGCCCTTGAGATAGATGAATTCACCGACGCCATATGTCGGGTCCTTCGCCTGGACGATGAGACCGTTTGCATGCTTCTGCGTCGTCGACGTATCGGCAAACTGCTGGCCGACGAGCGTGTTTTCAGCAATGGTATATGCCATGGTCGTTGCTCCTTAGGCTGCCGTGTTGGAGTCGTAGAGCTTCGCCATGTGAAGCGGGTTGTTCATCGTCAGGTTTCCGTAGAAACCGATGTGCTGAACAATCGCATCCTGGTTGATCGGCGTCTGCTTGCCGCCGAACTTCACGAAGTTACGATCCGGGTGATAACGGAAGCGCAGCGACGATGTATCGATGAAGTACGACACATTCGACGGCATGGCAGAACCGATGCCGCCTTCAAGAACAACGTCGATGGACTTGCCGGCGCCGTAGTACTTGAGGTTGGTGAAACCGAGCTTGCCGAGCTCGTTTTCGTCGTTGATGCGCTGGATTGCAACGGTCGCACCGGTATACGCAATATAGTGCTCCGCTGCGGCCAGGATGACGTTCGGCCCCTTGGTGCCGCGGCTGCGAGCGATCATGATGTTATCGAAGATCGTCTTGACCGTTGTCGTGCTGACCTGCGTGATGCCGGTAAAGGCAGAGTTGGCGTCGTAGGACGACGTGCGCCAGATGGCGTTTGCCGAGCGATCGATGCCGCCGTAGGTGCCGGAGTTTACCGTCGTCGGGATGGCCTGCTGAAGGCCGCCGATCTGGTTGGCTGCGGTGCCATCGGAATGAACATCCTCGACGAAGCGGTCGGTCAGTTCGACCTCGGCTGCCGAGATATGTTCTTCCATGATATCCTTGAGCTGGTTGGTGCCAGAGTTCTTAAGGATATCTTCGCCGGACAGCGTGACGGAAACGGCGGCAAGCTTTGCCGTGAATTCCGCATCATTGAACAGTTCAGCCGGCTGCGGGTTGAGGTACTGATATCCCGAATAACGGGTGTAGGTACCGGACTCGTTGTAGAGGAGGCGTTCGCGGATGGTCGGACCGGAGAAGGTCTTGAACTGGCCGCGCTTGCGCATCAGGTACAGGATGGCGTTGGAATTCGACACAAGGTCTGCGTAACCCTGGGATCGATCCTCAAGCGCCAGCGAGAACGCTTCCTGCAAGCGTTCGTTGGAAGTGAGAGCCATTGCTCTTTGCTCCTGTGAGGTTCGTTAAATCAGATGCCGACGTTCGCAAAAGCGCGGTCGATGGCATCACGGGCTGATGCAGGCGGCTTGCGGTTGGCAGGGTTTGAGCCTGAACTTGGAGCACCTGTAGTGGAAAGCTGGCCCTTCCGGGTTTGAGCCGGGTCTGCCTGTTGTGCTGCCGTGGCAGCGGGTGCGGGAGCCAATGTCTGCGGCGCGGGGTTGAGCCGCTCCGCCAGGTCGTAGGCTTCCTGCAAGTCTTTCGCCCTTCCACTCTGAATGAAGAAGGCGATATCGTGGGAGAGTTCCTCAAAGCGTGGCTTATCCGCCGCGAACTGCTCGATCTGGGTGAGAACTGTCTTTTCCTGCTGCGACTTGATGGTGGTGGAAACACCGCCAAGCTCCTGCTTCAGCCCTGCGAGTTCCTGTCGCAATTCACGGATGACTGACTCTTGCTGCGTTGCCTGCTGGTCTGCAGGCTGGCCCATGACGTGGGCTGCAATCTCGCGCAGGGAAAACCCCATGTTCTGGCAGATGCGGTCGAGACCCTGAAGAGGCGACTTGGCAAGAAGCTGCTCGATTCCCGTGTAATGGTCGAACACTTCCTTGAAGGTCTGGCCGTTCGTCTTGAGCTGCTTATCGAATTCGCGGTATGGCTCGAAGGTTTGGCGGTACTGCTCGATGCCGCCTTCGAGCTCCTTTATCGCGCGGGTTGCTTCAGCCCTGACAGCCTCAGGTGCCGTTGCCCATTGAGCTTTTGCGTCTGCTGAGAAGCGGGCCGGCGCTTCGTTAAAATTCGTTGCCTTGGTAGGGTCAGCAGTCGCGGCGTCCTCTGGTTTAGACGCCTGCTTTGTGTCGACAACCGGCTTTGCTGCCGTATCGTCCGTCCTGGCCTTGAACGTGCCGTCAGGGTTACGTTCGCGATCACCGCCTTCCGGCTTCAGATCAGCGGCTGCAGTCGTGTCTCCCTTCTCGCGTGCTTCAAGAGCCGCGAAGGCGCGATCGATCGCGCTGCGGGCCGTTGGCTCGCTTCTGGTCTCCTGCTGAGATGCGGTTTCTGCCTGTTGCGAGGTCTGCGTATCAACGGGAGTCGGCGCGGCGTCGGCCGCAACTGTCATTGCGTCATCGGACATGTCTTGTTCCTGTCTGAGAGGATGTGGTTATGCACCTAATCCGGCGCGGCTGAATGCCTTGCCGACTGCTGCCTTGATCGCCTGCTTGTCAGGCTTTGGCTTCTTGAATGGCTTGGGATCGAGAACGCTGGAGTCGTTGCCGATCTCTGCGTATCGCTTGCCCTCTTTGTTGCCAGAGGGAAGATAGGTATCGCGGATCTTGCGCTTGCTGGTGTACATCCTGCCGTCCACCATGCTCTGTGTTGGCGCCATTTCATCACAGACGACGCTCGGAGCAGATAGAACCTCGAACGGCATACGGTGGTTGCCAGGCCAGTCGTGAACATCATGCATCTCGCCACAGTCGGGGCAGAACTTGAAGCGAAGGCCGCCGGTAACTTTCATCAGTAGAGAGCCCATAGGCCAGTGCCGGCCGTGCATGCGACGATGGCAAACGGCAACACGCCGACAGGCAATGTCATCGTGACGCCCGTTCCGCTGCCCTCTGCAAAGATGAGGGTGAACGATCCGGCCGTTTCGATGAAGATGCCCCTCGTCTCATCGAAAGGCGTTGCGCTCGCTGTCTTCGAGACCGCCCGCTTTGCCGGGACGATCTGCGCTTCAGGAGGAAGATTGCTCATTGGACCGCCCTTTCTGGCTGGCTGGCCTTTGCCTGAGCCGTGATGACCGCGGCTTCTGACTGCTTGTTGATGCGCTCGATCTCGGCGTAAACCTTCTTGATCTCGGCGTTGGTCTTATCAAGATCGGCGCGGGCCTGCTGAAGTTCGACCTGCATGGAGGCCTGGCTTTCCTGCGCTTTCATCTGCATCTCGTTGTTCTTGAGCTGCAACTCCTGCATCTTGATCTGCATTTCGCCCTTGGCCTGCTCGGCTGCCGGGTCTGTCTTCGGCTTCGACGCCTTCTGCTTCATCTGGTCGACAAGCTCGTCGATAGCTGCTTCAAGAGCACGGCCGGCGCGGAACGGCGATGCGGCGAACTTCAGCACCTCGCCTGCGAAATTGGCTGTTGCCGGGTCGGCCGCTACCATGGCGCCCAACTGCTGGATAAGCGGGGCCATGGCCGTCAGGAATTCCGTGACACGCTGCTTGGCTGCGTTCTCGTCCGGCTGGATGGTCGAATCCGTCTCGATATCCAGTGCAAACGGTCGCATGCGCTGGTCACGCAGGAACTCCATGACCTTTTCCCAGGTGATGGACTGCTGCAGCTCCTGCATCTGCTGCTGGGCCTGCTGAAGCATCTGCTGGGCCATCTCGGGGTTCTGCTGGGCCTGCGCTACCATCTGCGGGTTGGATGCTGCCTGCATGATCTGCTGCTTGATGCCCATGATATGCTGCTGAACCTGGGCATTCGTCGGAATCTCGTCGTATTGCGACATCTCCATCAGCGTTTCCATGGAGAAGTTTTCGGCCATGATCTCGCCAGCGATACGGGCTCCATCACGGGCAATGCGTACCATTTCCTCCTGCCGATCACGGATGCGGACATTGCCGTACTGGCTCTTGAGCTCCTGCGCCCCAAGCGTCTCGTTCGGGTCAGTCGCCCCGCGCATGATATCGCTGAGGCCGGTGATCTGGTAAACGTCGTCGATCAACTGCTTGCGAAGCTGGATAAGCTGGGCAATGACCGCCGCCACCTGCTCGACAGGCATCCAGATGATCGAATCCTTGAAACTACCGCCACCGCCAAAGGCTGCAACGTTCGGGACAGGGATGAGGATGGCCTGGTTGTCGTTCTGCTTGATGGCCGTTTCGATTGCCTCGGCTACATCCTCGCCGCCGGCCGAATAGAAGCCCTTCATGCGCAGCGATTCAGACAGAGCCGAGATACGGCCTGTCAGTTCGTTGATTTCCTCGATCTGATCCTTGTAGTAGACGAAATCGGGAACCGGCTTCAGTGTGCCGCGCTCAAGCGTTCCATAGGCAGGGCGCGGGCATGGGAAGAACCGGTCGAGCTGCAAATAGGGGGGCCGGATATCGAGCACTACGTCAACGCCAGGCGTAACCCAGACGACGACGTTCTTTTCCTTGTGCCAGAGCTCCCAGACGCAGGCTTTCTTCTCGCCTGAATATTGTTCGTCCTTACCCTTGCGCTCCTCGTATGTCGCCTTGAGATAGGCGTCTCCGCTCATCTGCTCGAAGCGCTTGCGCATACGGTCCATGCTGAGCCATGACCGGCGCGCTGCCCAGCCAACCTCTTTCCACTTGCGGGCCGGGTCGTGCACAAAATCCTTGCGGTCGACATGGTCGTAACCAACCGCCTGATATGATCCGTCATTGCCTTCCTCGAAGCGAAGCCACTTCACGCCGCGGGCATTGGTTGCCAGATCGTCGCGGATCGCCTTCATGGTCTCGTCAATATCCTGCGTATCGAAGGATGTAACGAGCGAACGCTCAAGGATTTCGCTGGCATGCCGGTTGAGCGCCTTGCGGTCCTTGAAGCGAGAGGCGACGACAGGGACCGGCGCACGGGCGTAGATCGATGGCTTCAGAACCTCCAGGTTTGCCCAGAAGATCTGCATCTCACGCTCGGCATTCTCACCAGACAAGCGCTTGAGGTTCGCATACTGCTTATCAATGTTGTCGCACTTGTCCTGGTACTCGGAAAAGCACTTCTCCGAATCCTTGATCTCATCGAGCCAAGGCTTGGCATTGCGCATGTCTGCATACGGATCAACCGGCTGGTTGTCCGTTGCAAGATCGTTTGCTGCGTCCATGCGTTAAACCCTGATTCTTGTTGTGCTGCGTGGTGCCGGCGGGCCGGCGAGAACGACAGTGCCTTTCGGCGGATCTTTTTTCTTTTGTGCCGCTTCCGGCTTTACCCATGGCCTAGACATGCAGGCATAACGAACCTCGTCAGCCGGGTGATCTTCCATGTCGGAATTCAAATCTTCCGGCCTGTCCTCATCATGCTGTAGCGCGGGAATCGTGCGAATGGCATGGATGCAGGTGTCGAAGAAGAACAGCATCGGACGGCCGTCTTCGTCGCCGTCGAGCCGCGACCGCATCTGGTCCCAGCCGCCCATGGCGCCGCGAGCCGTTACGCGCTTGTTGTCTGCTGGCCTGAATGTTGCCCCGTTATTTCCACTCGTGCCGCGTAGCATTCTTTCAGCGATCGATGGGCCGCCATCCTGTGCGAAGGCTGCAGGATCGAGAACACCGTAAGCGATTATGTCGCCTAAGTCCCTCGATCTGACGCCAGACCCAACAGCCTCAGCATTCATCTTCACGCCTTGGTTCGGGACGAACTTGCCTTCGTTGTCAGTCGCGATTCCATACCATTCACGATAGCGAACCAGCGCACCACGCGGGATGACGACGCCACGACCTCCAATGAAGTCTTCCGATGCCACCGCATACCAGCCAAACGAGAACGGCCTTGCCGAGCCCCAATCCCCTGCCCTGAAACGCAGCCAATGCCGCGGGATCTCGAACGGCCGCACAACGTGCCTATCCTGGCGGAAGTTATCAAAGAACGCGCCGTCGATAATATCCCAGTCGCCGTGCCGCATCGCGCGTACAAGGCTTTCAGAGCCAAGGCCATGAAGGCGAGCATCATAGCCTGGATCGTTCTCTTCCATGCTCGGATTGTCTTCGAGCTTGGCAGGGATGAACTGGCGGAGCATCCCGCCTTCCGAGTTTGCAGCCGTATAAACCCTCATTGGCTGCTGGCCATCGATGAACGTCATCTTGACGAACTGGTGACCGATGCCGCCTGGGTTGGCGCCGCAGATGATGCGCGGGAACCTGCTTTTGTATTTCTCTGGAACAGAGATGCCGACCATGCGAACGCGATTACGCAGGAAGCGATAGATCTTGTCCGTGAAGTGCGTCAGCTCGTCCACGAGGAGCAGATGAATTTCCGCACCCTGGTACTTGAAGCGGTCCTTCTCGTCCTTGCAGTGGCAGAGATAGATCTTGCTGCCGTTCCAGAAGCGTATCTCATCCTCGACGATGGTGCAGAAGCCGCATTCGACCCAACCGGCCAAGACAGCACGAAACCCGTTCGGCCCTTCCATGTGGTTCTTGATCAGATCATCCCTGATGCGGCGGAAGAGGTAGACCTGCAGGCCAGCAATCTCAGAGCACCAGATGATAGCAGCAATGCGCATGAGGTGGCTTTTCCCGCCACCTGCTGCCCCACCGTAGAGAATTTCAGTTGCTTCGCTACTGAACGCCGCCATCTGCTTAGGATGCAGATGCGTGTCTATCGTGGCGTCAGCCTGAGTTGGCATTGAGGTTTATGGTTGGGACTAGAGAAACCTGGCCCTTGAGGTCAACCTGCATCGGCAGTACTTTGCCAAGCAGCGCCATGAACGGGCCGGGGTTCGCTGCGGCTTGGGCCTTAAGATACCCGACGAGCCCTTCATTACCACCCGCTTCTTCAGCCGCCTTTAGAATTGCGTCCTTCAAAAGCGCCGTTGTCTTGTTCGGCGTGCCCTTGGCTCGGCCTGTCTTGGACCTATCCAATCCTACTTTAGGTGTCTCTGCCATGATTTACCCGCCTGTCTGAGAGGCTGCTTGGAATGTTATTCCTGCACCACCGGTATCCAGCCGGTGGGCACCTGTCATTTCAGGCTTAGAAATTAGAATGATTTTCTGCGCCTGATACGGACATTTAGGCGGTAATCGCTCAAATCTTCCTCAGGCAAGCCAGCACCACCAGCACGATCAGCACCGTGATAGCCGTCCAAGCGGGCCTTGCGCCTATTGTGGGTGAGTAGTGGATGAGAATGAGAGCAGCTATGAATGTGATGAGGATGGCGAGCATGTCAGTCGCTCATGACAAAATCAGACGAACGACCATTATGATGCAGAGCACGCCGGTAAGACTCGGCCCCCATTTCAACATAAAGTCCATAATCATGTTCATTTCACGCACCTATGATGCTCAGGAAGCCGCCTGTCATGAAGGCTGTTGCGATGATGACGAGAACGATGATCGCGGTGTTGGTCATTCAGCCTACCAAGTACCACCGCTGGGAGCTGACTGGCTGGCGCAGCGATTCGTAATACTCTTGATAAAGCTCTTCGCTAGGAGAGATCAAAAGGGGTGGAAACGAAGGTTGCTTCTTCGTCACCTTCCCGATGCGGCAATGGCGTATCTGCTCGTTGCCCATGTTGGCGATTTCTTTGTTGAGGAGATCAAGCGTGCCGAATGTATGCTTCACAGCGCTCTCCACAAGTCTTGTCCGGGTGGCTCGTAATGCCCGCATCCAGAGAGCAACATCGCCATACCGATCGCGGCGATAACGATGGCAGACCATATGAGAGCTGTACGGAGGGGCTTGCTCATGCTGCCTCGCTTCCAAACGAAAAACCCGCCGAGGAAAACCTGGCGGGCTGTTGTTATGCGGTCATCTTTGATGATTGAATATCCCAACCGATAACTGATTTGCGCTCACCTTGCAACTGCTTTCGGTTTGCAAGCGCTGTTAACCCCCTGCGAATCCACAGAAGTTGCTGCTCACCCACGCCGCGAAGATGTTCGTAATCCATAACTGCCAGGTTAAAGATCAACTGCTTCACCTGCGGGCCGTCCACACAGCGTAGCAGGATGCCCTCGACCTCCATCATGGCGTTGCTCGCCTTGCGTGCCTTCTGCGTGACGGTTTCCGATTCCTCGCCTTCATGCCCCTTAATGCTGAACAGCGATTGCGCTCGGGCACTGGGAGCCGGAAGGCCGACGAGGCGGCGGTATCGTGCATGGATCTCGGCGTATTCGTCGCCGGCTTTGCGCTGCTCTTCGGTGATCCTGCCGTCGAGGAAGATTCTGCCGAGGGTATACCCGGCATATGGGCTCTTCACTGTCTCGTCGCTCACCTTGTCGCCCCAGCCATCCACACGGCGACGAGCGTCGATCGCCACACTCATGACCTCGCGCTGCGTTTCTGATCGCTTTATGTCGCCACTGGGGTATCTCTCTACGTTCTGCTTTCTCGGGCGGCCGGCGCCCTTGTTTGCAGGTCGTTTTACTTTCGTTGCCTTGCCGCCCATTCTATGCCTCGTTATTGTGATGCTGGACCGTCGATAGTCGGAATCCTCGGAAGCGTGACGACGGCCCCCGAATGTGTGGTGCGCCGCACTCTGTCAGGCGGGAGCGGCTTAGGAATACGATCCGGCCAGATACGCGGTCCTGTCGGCGCCCTCGTGCTGACGTAGTTGTTCACCTCCTTGCGCTGCTTTGTCTGGCGCACAGGGAAATGATCGCGATGCTTGTCCGCGTAGTTGTAGAGATATTGGCGCTCCAGGTTGAACGCCTCGGCAATCTTCCCGGCCGGCACGCCGTCAGCCCACATTTGCGATGCGCTTTTCACGTCCCAGTGTATTGTCATTTCACCCACCCACCTCGGAATGAAGCTGCTACAAGTGCGGTTGCTTTGTAGACGCCGGCCTTTTCCTTCGCGTGCTGAATATGATCGATGACTGAGCCGCGCTTGATGCCGAGGATCTGGCCGATCTCTTCCGCAGTCTTGCCATTGGCGATGAACTGGACGATTGCCTGTTCTCGCGGCGTGAATGGGTTTGTCTGATGGATTGTCATTCGCTTTTCTCACTCGTTACTGGTGTTTCCTGCTTGCCAACAAAGACGCCTTGGAGAGCGTAGAAGTACCGAGCCTTTGCCGGCCACTTGCGCTGCTTCCAGCCGAGAACCCATGCTTCCTGGTTGATTCCTGCCTCTACGAGATGGAGGTATTCCTTCTCGACGATCTGCTGTTGGCGTTTGGCGTGGTCGATCATGTCAGAACCTCGGCCCTGCCATGCTGTCGATAATGATGACAATCATTATGCCAACACCAACGCCTACTATTGCTGTGATGATGAAGAACCCGATCGACATCATGACGGAGCCCTCATCCCAGCCGCCACCTCACGCAGGCGAGCGGCCATCTCTGCGCGGCGCTCTGGGCTTTCCTGCTGGGGCTGTTGAAGCGTGACGACGTTGGCGGCCTGCTGGCGCTGCTCGATGCGCTGCTGAAGGGCGCGCTCTGCCTCTGCCATGTCTTCATATGCGCCGCGGTTAAGCCAAGTAGCAGAGAGCGGCACGAATTCCTTGTCTCGCTCCTTCATGGTGCGGAAGAAGTATCGAGCGCCGTCTATGATATCCTGCGGGCAAGCGCCGGCCTTGACGTGCTTGGCGAATGCTTCACGAGCAAGGCCCCGGCCATCGGTATGACGAGCGTGGGGCCGCCATACCTGTTCCCAGAATTCCTTGAAGCCTTCCGGTTCGGTTCTCATGCGAACATCTCTCCTTGCCGTGCGTCGTTCCTGTCGAGCATGCGCAAGACGGTTTCGCCGCGGTGTTTCTTGTCCCAGATGAACCAGCCGTTGAGCATTGGAGGCGCGCCCTGGCCGGTGAAGTCGATCTTCCAGCGCATGAGATAGACGCGGGCCGGAGGGTGCGCGGCGTAGAACTGCTTGAGACCCCCAGCACCAGGCCATCCCCAATTCATCAGGAGGCCCATGTATTCTACGTCAAGGACATCGAGGCCGTGCTTCAGCCAGCGGGCCTTGCCATTACCCCAGCCGCATTCTGCAAACGGAGGGTTTTCAAGAATGGCAGGCGCTGGTGATTCCGAATATTCGTAAAAGCTCTTGATCTCGGCGCCACATCCGCGGTCGACCAAATCGCTATCGTAGGTCTGCAAGCCGTGGGTGCGCAGTTCTCTTCCAATAACTCCAGTGCCGCACGCCGGCCCCCAAATCAGCGGGAAATCCTTCAGCCGGTCAATCTCGGCGTGGATGATGGCGCGGATAGGATCGATCGGAGTCGGATAGAATTCATCCTTCTCGCGTTCTAGCGCGTCAACCTTGACGATGTTGCCCTCAAGGTCGCGGATGGCGACAGGCTTCGACTTCTTGCCGGTGGCGCGGAATAGGCCGCGTGCCGATACGGGTGCGTTCATGCTGCTTCATCCAGAAATTCGGAGATTATCACCGTGCATGGCGCACCTGCCGGCACCCACTGGACCGTCACGCGCCGAAGGTATTTGTTGCTGTCATCCTTGATGACGCCGCCCTTGACGAGCGCGTCACAGATGCACTTGAGGGTGTTGTCAGCGTCACGAGCGCGCTTGTCCGGCGCTACGAGGCCGATCGATACAGACACCTCGCCGTCGAACTTATGAGGCTTCTGCGCCTTGATCATCCACAAGGCTTCGTTGGTCCATTCGCGGTAGCGAGCTGTGGCGCGCCGTCCGACCTTTGGCACGTTTTCGAAGCAGGCCGATACTGGCAACGGAAATGGAAGCTCTAAGCGCGTCATCGTGCTGCCATCGCCTCCCGCATTTCCTGGCGGGCGCGCCGTTGGTATTCTCTGTTGTAGATGCGCTGGCGATCTGCCTTGGCTTTTCGTGTGCGCTCTTTCTCACGAGCGTGGTGAAGCAGGCTGTAGGCCGTGGCTTCGGAGCAACCGAGTTCGGCGGCAATGGCGAGCGTATCTAAGCCGGAGCGGAAGAGTGTGAGTGGGTCGATGGTCATGCTGCGATCTCCATCATCCGAACAAGGCGAGCTGCGCCGGCGGAGCCTCGTGCGGCAAGCCGAGTGACAAGAGTGCGGAGCGCATATGCTGCTTGAAGAGGCACAACTCCGTTTCCGAGCATGCGAAGTCGGTCCACGCGACCAATGTCCATGCGGGAGGCCATCCCATCAGCCACTCTACGAAAAGCGGGTTCAAGCTCCGGCGAGGATGCGAGGATGTCGCTCCAACTGGATAGGTCACTTGGTCCCGGAGCGAAGAGGGGTCGAAACCGAGACGGCGCTGCGTCTTCTCGCTCACGAGATATATTTCCCGCGGGACCTCTCCCATAATCATTTCCGCCTGCTGGGCGATCGAGAGCGACGACACGCTGTCCGGTCTCTCCATTGCGATCGCTGATGTCCGATCCGATGCTACCCGCGGCGTTGCCCACCAGTTCGCTTTGTTCTCCAAGCCTACCTGCCTCTTGATCCCATCCTTCGTGATCCCTGTCGGGCCCGTGTCCTGCGAGAGCGTCCGGCCGCCGTTTGGAACGTTCGGCGTGTACCAGAACTGTTCCGTCGCGTAGTCCAGCCGATCGCCGCGCATTTGCCCGTCCTTGCGTTCGATCGTCGGCCCCGAGCCCTTCCAATCGTTCGCCGTAGGTGTCGGCCAGGCCGACACCTCGAACATCACCGCGGCAATCGCCAATGGGGTTCCCATCCCGTTGCCATTGTTCGCAGTCTGCTTGACCAGCTCCCGCCGGTGCAGCCATGTCTCCGGGCTCTCGCCATCCTGCGCCACTGAGGCGTCTGGGGTCGGCCACGCCAAGGATAAAGATACGCTCCCGCTGATGGCTCGCGCCGACTTCTGCCGCCGTGAACAATCCTCCCTCAGTCTCGAAACCAAGCTTGTGAAGGTCTCGGAATACGCGCTGCGCGCCAGCGATTTCGTCAGACCCCGCCGCGAGCATGCCGCCGACGTTTTCGATGACGACGAACCACGCGCCAGATTGGACGATGATGCGGCGCGCTGTCGACCAGAGGTCGCGGGCGTCGTTGCTTCCCTGCTTTCGGCCGGCGAGGCTGTGAGGCTGGCACGGGATGCCACCAATGAGGCCGTCCACTGCGCCACGCCATTCTCGGCCATTGAAGGTTCTGGCATCAGACCACACAGGAGCCGGATGAAGGAGCCCTTGTTCCATCGCTGCCACCAGTGACGCGACCGAGAAGGCTTCCCTCTCCACCATGCAGACTGTTCGAGCGCTTTGAATTGCCAACTCGACGCCGATATCAAGTCCGGCTCCGCCGGTGCAGATGGATAGGATGTTGAGGTGTTCGGGACGTAGAGCCACATTCATTTCTCGTCCTCTTCCTCGCCATCCTTCAATTCAGGGCAGATGAATTCGGCTAGTCCGGCCGCCTTATCTCGGAGCCACATCGCCAGCGCGTGCCGATGCTCGAAGCTCAGCCATCTTACGAAGGCGCTCGGTCTTGGCTTTGTATTCGGCATGTTCGTTCCTCGCTGCCCGTATCGCTTCTGCCGTTTCGAACAACTCCATCATTTGGAAATGCTCGACACAGCGGCTCTCGTTGTAGCGCCATGCCTTGAGGCGGCGCTCTGTCCATTGGTTCTCGGGGTCTTTCCTATGCGGGAAACGCTTGCTCAGCTCTTTCCACGCGATATGAAGCATTCCCCCTACGTGGCGTTTCCCGCCGATCTGCTCGACGAGGAAATTCGCAGTAGCTACGTCTGACATCTGCTTGCGCTCTTCCTGTTTTAGCTTTTCCGGATCTCTGGACGAGAATTCCATTTTTTCCGTTCCTTCACGTGCGACTGTCTTCTTGTTCAAGGAGAGACAGATGTACACGAAGCATTCTGATAGAGACGAAGGGGCCGCTGCCTTTCATGCGGGAGGCCAGTTAGCCCCTTCGTCTCAGTCCGCCGCATCGGCAGGACTTGTCATTCAATTCCCATTCCAGGCCGTCACCGCCGCCCTCGTGGGCCTGGATGCGACCGAACCCGATGATTGTTTCGAGTCTCTGGGTTCGGTCGCCGTTCGTCTTTGCGGGCAGTGGTCGCTGCCGCGTGTAAGGGTGGTGATGGCAGCTACGGGAAGGGAGGAACCGTGAGCTGCCATCACCTGCTCAAGCGCCCGTCTTGGGAGGGGTGGAAGGCGCTGGAGAGTTGAAAGATGGAATTTCGGCCCAATGCGTCGGGACGATTTCGTCGTCTGCCTGATCGCTCCACCAGCAAGACACTTCGTCTTCGTTGATGGCCCAACGGTATCCGCCTATGTGGACTTCCTCGATGAATCCATGCCTTGATATGCCCAAGAGCAGGCGTTCAGCGTCCTTGTCCGCGCTGTCGATCGGTTGCCACTCGCCGCTCATCTCCGCTTCTCCACGATGAGAGGATAGCGACGGCGGTTTGCCTTGAGGGCTTGGCCGAGGAGAATGGCAAGTGGGGTTGCGATGAGGAAATAGGCTATGATGGCTATGGAAAGGGTGCTCATGCCAAAACCTCTCCTGTGGACATCATCACTGGTGGGTGCTGGAAGCCGATAACGGTCAGGATGATCGGAGCGCCAGCCGCGATTGCTTCGATCTCTTTCGGCGTCGGAAACCATGCAGTTTCCATGCCGGGAGTTTCGGGACCGTCAACGGTGCTGTTGAGGATGACATCGCGAAGAGGAAGGCCGAGATAACCCTGGCTCTTGCCGATGATGCGAGTGTGACCTTCGATCATGCCGATCTGCATCACGCCCTCCCCGTCTGGTGAGGCTGGCCTTCGAAGCGAGCCGTGACTTCCTTGAGGGCCGCTATGATGTCGCGCCGGTCACAGTTTGAAACGTAGTTGGTGCGTGCGCCTTCGACCTGATCGAAGGGAAAGACTAGAACAACGAAGCCGTTCTTTTTCGGCAGCACATTGCCGTTTAGAATATCGTCGAGGCCCTTGGCTAAGGACTGCATCAGATGCTTGGTGTCGCTCATAGCGCTTCTCCCTCGTGGATCTCTTCGATACGCTGGCGCAGCACTTTCATGACGCGGGGTAGGTCTTCATTCGAGACGAACACGGTGTCCGTCCGTCCGCCAGTTCCGGTGATCGACCATTCAGGCGAAGGGCTTGGCTGCGATAGCGTGATGCCTTCTTCGCAGGATTCGATTTGGATGGTATTGTCGGTCATGCGTCGAACTCCTCATCCATCTTTTCGGTTAGCCACGTGTGGGAGACGATGACCTCGACCTTGAATTTGCTAAGGCACCAGGTGCAGTCAAATTCTTCGGTGTCTTCGTCGTATAGCTCCCACGCTTCGAGCTTTTGAGGGTTACAGACGAAGCGGCAGTAGGGGCATTCTGGGCCTTCATCGGAGGATTCGATGTGAAGAGGTGTTCCGGTCATTCGCTCTCTCCATCGGCTATGGGGGTGGAAACAGGGGGCTTTGACGATGCAATGATGTCGGCAACAGCCTGACGATCGAACCAGACTACGAGGCCTAGCTTTTCAAGGCCATCACCAGCCTTCCGGCTGATCTGCACGTCGGTTCCGAACTTGATCGTCGTGCCCTTCTTGTGGTGGTAGTCGATCGTATCGATGCACTGATCGAGGTTCTGGAATTGAACCTTGTCGTCGCCGTATGCTGCGATCAGTTCTGAGAGTTTGAGGCTCATGTTGTTCCCCTCGGTGCGGTGGTTAGGCGGCTGCACTGACGCTAAGCGCCAGAGTTATGACCGCATCAGCTTCGGAGACCGTGTCGAACGTGCCCAGATGATTGACTTTCCCAGAGAGAAAAACCTGCGCTCGATACCTGCCGCTAGCGGCGGCATACACACCAACTGGCAACCCATGTTTGCCGACTTTGGCCCTGGAGGACTTGCGGCGGCTAGCGCGCTTTTCGCGCACCTTGTCCATAACCTTGTCGTGGTCTGGGTGCCCTTTGCGGTACGGATTGTTTGGCTGGAACGAGACGTTATGTTCGAACTTGGCTATATAAACGCTTCCGACCTCGTAGGCGCCTTTATCGCCGAACCGGCACATGACATACATGCCCTTGCCGCGTCCTCTCTGTTCCCACTTGCCGGATTCCTGCCAAATCTGCCACCAGTCCCAGAGCTTGAGTTTCCACTCAACGCCTCGCGTTCCAGCGGTATGCTTCTGCCTTGCCCATGCTCCGGTTGGCGTTCTTTCCCTGCCGGCGCCGGTCTCCATAATCTCCTTGCCCATGTCGACAAGCTCGCGGTACTGCTGGTAACTGCAGCCGTATTTTTCATAGCTCTCCGCGTCTTTTCTAGCGGCCCGAGCGTTCGCCTTTTTGGAAGCCTTGATGGACTGACCGCCCTGCGCCGCGTCCACTCCTGCATATTTGGAGATGATCTGCCTGACGCGCTCTCTGGTAACCTTGTAAACGGCTCCGATCTCCTCAAGTGTCTTACCGCCGCGATACATAGCCGCCATGGCCTCAACGCGGTCTCGGTCAACACCGACGCCAGTGCTGGAATGGCGCACTGCAATTCCATTCTCTTTGGCTATGGTGGAGATATAATTTGGAGAAGCACCAATCTTGTCGGCAATCTGGTGCCTCGTCAGTCCATCAGCGGCGAGAACAGCGATTTGATCCACAGATACGGGTGCTCGCTCGGCAAAATCAAAGCCGAATTTCTCCGCATAGGTCCTGACCGTCCGGATCGTCAGTCCAGTCTGCTTCGCGATCGCATATGGGCTCATTCCCTTGCCGTCATAAGGCTCTACCAGCGCAGCGCGTCTGATCCAGATATCGGGGTTCATGCCGCCGTCTCCTCTGAAATCGTCATCCCTTCGTACAAGTCTGGACGAAGCTCGTGCCTCGGTATGCCCGTCTCTTTCGAGATCGCCACCAACTTCTCGGCTGGGACCTTGTCCCACTGGTTGATCGCGCCAGGCGTGATGTTGAGGGCTGTCGCCAGCTTGGTTAGGCGACCGCGTTCAGCTTTGAGGTACTTGTAGAGGGGGGATCGCTTTTTCATGTCACCGACTATAGCGGCACTACAATTTTAGCGCAACTACTATTTTCAGTGCCGCTATGTGGAAAATGAAAAAATATCGGTTCAAGAATCAAAGCATGGCTAGAAGCAAGGAATCGCCCAGGAAAGAAGGTGTCCGTCACTACATCAAGGAGTGGCGGAAGTTCCGAGGCTTGACACAAGAGCGCCTGGCCGAGCGCACGCCGTTCACCAACGGTGCCATATCCCAAGTCGAGACAGGCCGTACCAGCTACACCCAAGAAATGCTGGAAGCTCTAGCTGTAGCCCTCGATTGCTCGCCAGGAGATCTTCTGAACGTGAACCCGTTCAAGGAAGGTGATGTCGTCGATCTGATGCGCCTCATCAACGACAAAAATCGCGACCAGGCCATTCGCGTGCTTCGAGCGCTGACTGGGACTGATGGCTAAAGGACTTTTGAAATCAGGATAAATTCAAGGCGCTGATCTATCGTAACGCGCCACTGGCCGCCGACTATCCGGCGCATATTTTCAGCCAACCGTCCTGCTTCGTGACGGCTTGTTTCAAGATTATTTGCCTGAGAAATTTCCGGCTTGATGATAGCGGTAACAGCGGCGCCGGTCGCAACAGTTTTTATTATTTCCCGTCTTGTGTGCATCGTCTTTTCCCCTGCGTTCCATCAAGGCTGCGACATTTTAGAGAATTATCAACAAGCAAAATCGATGAAGCACCGATTCTGCGATGGGTGGTTAACAAAATGGGCGCGTCGGGTGGTGATTTTTTGCCATCAGTATATCGATGAATGAACACTGTCCCACCCTTACAATTACTCCCCTCAGAGCAAGATCTTAAACCCTAAGATAACTCTGTTCTAAAACCTGACCGTTCTTATGGGTGCATTACCACGCACCTAATCAGGTGCATCACCACGCACCTCAGAACGGACCGGACAATTCGACGGGTATAAGCTCGTAGGCATTGAACAGCTTTTTTTGCCCTGGCACTCTGACGCGAGTTGCCTTTATCAGCCGCTCCTGTTTGAGCTTCTGCACGGCACTTTTCACAATCCTGATGCCGCAATCAAGGTCTTTGGCAATCCGGGCCTGAGATAGCACCCAAGGCGTTTCAGGGTTGATAGCTGACGCGATCCGAACCGCCACCAATTTTTCCACATAGGTGTACTCGTCCTTTTTCTTGCAAAGGACGAACCGAATCCAGTTGTCGCGCATCCGGTAAAACTGCCCTGCCGGAGAGAGCTTTTGTGTGATTGCATCCATGCCTCTAAACATATCTGACAAAAAATTGTAGCGCTACTAAAAAAATAGTTGCGCTACAATTCTAGTGAGGCTATAACTATCTCCATCAACCAGCCGATTGAGCCTCCCTCGGGAAAGTCAGCGAACCGGCTGCGGAACATCAGGAAAAGGATGATAGGCATGAATAGCAGGCAGGTAGATCGAGCAGAGTTTCGCGCCGAGATGAAGCGCGGCAAGCAGATCGCAAAACAGCGCGCACGGAACGCAGCCCGCAAGGCTCTCCTCGATCGCCAGACTGAACGCGATCGGGCCGGTTTTTATGCTGGCCGTGGTGTCGCAGCTTCCGTCGCCCAGTCTCGCTCTCGCGTCACCAAACGCCGCGTCAAGAAGGGCGTCGAGTTCGGCCGCATCATCAAGAAGATCGTCGGCCACCGAGAGTTCTTTCTCCACGCAACCAAGGGCTGGCGTTCACGCGCAGCCTGAACACAACCACCCACCGCCCCGCCCGCTCCAAGCGAAGGCCGCGAACGGTAACAGATGAGGAATACGGGAATGGCAGAGGAAGCAAATAAGGCCGATGCATCCGAAGTTGGTGCGTTCGAGAAGGCCATCAGACAGATTTCGGCAATGCCATATTACACGTGGCCTCTCAACGATGCGGCTATCGATAGCCTTTTCAGGAGATACAACAAGGCCGTGGCGCTTGCTGACGAAGCCGTTTCCAAAGCCGAGGGTCGGCAACCATGACCCACTCCATCGAACGCCTCTTCGGCTACGAAATCCTATACCTCGCCTATGACGCGGATCTGCGCCAGTACCATTGGGCGCCGGACCCATGCGACAGCTACGTCCTCAAGTACGACGACGATCAGCTTGACGAGGCTGCGGAGGATATCGCGGCGAATGGCGGTGAGTTGGCTTCGTTTCCGTTTCGTGGCCTCGGCCATTCACCCGCCGCCCGTCTTGAGCGTTGGGCATCTCAACAACTGGCTGCGGCCGAATAATTCAACCCAGAAATTAGAGGGAAATCATGCAGTTCAACGTTCTTGACCGGTTTACCGGCGAAGTGAAATTCACAGCGAACATCGACTGCGACGAAAACGCGTTGCCGTCCGTGAAGCTCGGCTTGGCAGTGAAGTGGGCTATCAAGGAAAAGGCCGACCTGCGCTCCGCCGACCTGAGCTACGCCGACCTGCGCTCCGCCGACCTGAGCTCCGCCGACCTG